TAACCGCCTGGGAATTCACATCCCTACAGCACCACTAGGAGTGACAGTCTAAGCCCAGTCTCTTGAGAGATTAGCAACTGCCGGATGCTCCACCATTGTCAGTTCGTCAGATAGAAGTACCGTTTCACATACATCTTCCAGGTCACTCAACCCGAGGTCGTACGTTTCCATGAGCCAATCACGGAACTCTTCGTCGCTCACCAAGACGGTCTCGTTTTTAATCGTCGGGACAAGGTTGTCCAAATTCACGCCACTGATTTTCGCTGTCCAAGTAAGATCGTCCAAAGACAACTTACTTTTGTCCTCCTGCACGTGTCGGAGCAGAAAGAAGTCCCTCATAAAAGGGACATGTCGAAACTCATAAGCATAACTAAGGGCCTTGCCGGCGATGTATTGCGAGTTTGTTTTGTCCTCGGTGAACAGAGCCCGTGTGTTAAAGCGACAAAGTGCTTTGCCGAGCAAAGGCACCATGCAAGGCTCCTCACGGTCACATATCAACCTACGTGATAGAAAAGTTGCATCGCCCCAATTGAGGGGATTCTTCGCCTTAAGCACCATTTTAAAACGGTCCACGTGCCGGACCCATTGGCGCAAGTTTATGGCCTTGTCCATGGCAGCAAGCAAGTCGTCACCCAAAATGAGGGCGCGACCATTGGCTTTTTGTTGCTGCATGCCGGTCACAAACATTGCCCAATTGTAGTACGAATTGCGGCAGGTGGTGAAAGTAGTGCCTGTGGGAAGTTGATTGCCCAATGTAGCAGTCAAACCATAATGTCTCGATTGAACTTTAAACCTGTTGATTCCACGCAGGAGTTCGCGTAACCAACTCGGCATGCTTATGACGGAAAGAAACTTGTCAAAAAGCAAGTGCACCCGCTTACGCTGGTGCTTGTCATTCGCCGAGTAGTCACCTTCCACGATGTGGGTGTACCTCTTGTTGTCTGAGACGAAACTCGCTAGAGTTGTATCGGTCTGCTTGTAAGCGGTCAACGTCTCGATCCCCCGGATTGGGCCGGTGGCCAGCAGCGTGTTAAAACGCTCCATGGCCACCATGGCAGCAGGCCCAGTGACGGCATTGAAAACGTCGCTCCCGGCGTATATAACTCGGGGCGCCCAAGATGGGTCATTGCGTTTAATGAGCGTTTCAT